GTTCAGCACCGCACATTTCTTTAAATGCATAGCTTGAAAATAGATGGTTGTAATTCATTAATCGGCTGCGGTTCTTTTCCAGAACTTCTAAATTCCGTTTTGCTTCTACTATGTCCATAACCACCACCAATAAGAAAAGAAAAACCCCTCAACATCTAGAATGCGAGGGGCTTTGATTGCCGTAATACGTCCGGCGATTTTGAAATAAAAAAGCCCGCTTAACTCTCTCCAATTAAACGGGCTTGACTTGCGTTACAACGTCTTTCTTCTTTTGCAGGGCAACTATATTGCTTAAGTATTACAGCTTTATGAAACAGCTCTTTGCTTGAGTGATTGTTATTTAACTTCTTTCAAACAATCCCGGCACACCTTGATTTCTTCATCATCAATTGTGTAGTCAATCTTAGTCGCACCGTGGAAGCCGAATAAACACATCAGTAATCTAAGCATAATTTTACTCCTGGACAATCAAGCAATCATGTCGCAAGAAATGTCAGTTATTTTCACTTATAAAACATAAATTTATAATATTAATTGCTGAAATAATGTCATTAACTTTGTCGAACTAAGCAAGATTCCTTCCTGGTTAATCAAGCATTTTAACTTGGTGTGATTACACTAGTATTTCTCAGGGCAATA